CTACACCTGTTCCAGTTTATACTTGCTCTCACGTGGCCCGGCATATTGGCCTTGCCCTGTTTTTCTTCTTTCTGTCCATATTCGGTGATGTTGTTGGCTCTTTTTGGTGACCCTTTCTCCCACCCTGGTCTGGATTTGAATTCTTCCCTAAACTCGCTTATTTTCTCAAGCACCTCTGTTTCTGTTTTGCCTGTCAGCACCATCAGTAACACTTCACTCAAGAAGTCCTGTACGAATACCGGAGTGTCTGATCTTTTTAGATCAAGGCCCATTGCTTTCATTTTTCCTTCTTTGCCGGCCGTGTCTACTCTTGTGCCTTCTTTGTCATAGTATAATACTGCATATCTTTTTTTGGTTATGAATAGACCTTTACTTGCCACTAGTTCTCGTCCTGCCTTTATAACTTCACCTCTTGTTTTGGGACAATGAAATGCCGATGTCATAAAAGAAGTGAATGATGAATTTACCTCATCTGCTATCTTGTCATACAGATTTACTATGTCATCTTTTTTCCATGGTATTAGGCCTTCGTTGATTTCTTTTTCTAGTGTTTTGTATGCACTAAAATAGACCGAGTCTGTATCTCCGTATATGATCGACTGACCTTTGTGATCGTAAGTTCCGGCAATTATTTCGTTTACTTTGCTGGCCATGTGTTTTGTGATGCACCTGCCTGTGAGTGTCACACTTTGTCCAATACGCATATCAAAGAATCTACAACCAGGATTTAGTATAGCGCCATATAAACTATTCAAGTTAATCTTTTTCACCAATTGTCTTTTATCCCAAAACTCTCTTTCTATTTCGTTGTCGCCACAGTCACGCATTTTCTTCTGCATCTCTTTTCTCTCAGCATACCAACGTTTCAACAGACCTGGAATTATTGCCTCATACTCGTATGTGAATATTGTGCCATTGGCACTGAGCATCCATTGATTGTTGCCATCAAATATCACATCATATAATTGTGCCGCGGACATCTTGACAGAGGTGCCGTCTTCCCAATCCACTATAATTTCTGTTGCCTTGTCCTGTTTCATTACTGCCTGATATTCCCAACTGCCGAATTGATTATCCCAGGCCGCCGCGAAAGATTTCTTCTGGTGTTTGGCCCTGTTAATCTCTGCCGATGTGATGACAGGACGTATCTGTCCCACAATGCTTTCAGGACCCATATTCAGTGCTCTAATCACACTGGGATAAAGTGAATTTATATCAATGGATCCGATCCAATCGTGTAGACCTTTCTTAGGTGTGGCAACATAAGCACCAGCGGCCGCCGTGGATTCTCCTTCTGCTCTTTTTGTACGACCAGGAACTATCATTCCACGCCTGTGTGCCTCGTTCACGATGGCCTGCTCAGTCACCGCAACCGCACCCATTGTGGTCTGTAGTAGCACTGTGTTCTGGTGTGCTATCTCGTTGGCAAGTTCTATGAACTTCAATTTCTTTTCCAGTTTGGCCAACAGTGCCGTATCCTGCCTGTTGTATTCTATGAACAGACCAAAGTCGTTGTTGTACAGTGCGTCTAATGATCCTTCGTACACAGTTTTCTTCTCGCCCAATTCATGATCTCCAATGGCATCTAATCTGTATGAATGTCTTTCTTCGTAAGTGTATTTTCTGTATAACTCTAAAAGATCAAGATGTACTCTACCTATCAAATCATAACTGATCTGTTCTCTGCCGTATTTTTCAAATGTTCTTTTCTTTGGTTTCTCACCCCAGAAACACAGTCTACGTGTGTCATCGGAACTCAGTACTTTCTGTATCCTGCCCACAGTGTAGGGTATATCATAACCCTCCGAGTTCCAGCCTGACAATATGTCAGCCTCTTCGATCAATGTTAGGAAAGCATCCAACATATCTTTTTCTTTTTCAAACAACATCACGTTGTCAAAACGTTCTACTGCCATTTGTGCTGATGCCATGTTCATGGTTTTTGGCGGAACAGCAAATGTAACCAATTGATCAGTCCAACTCATATAACAGGTTATAGCAGTTATAGGCATAAAAGGATCATCAGTGGTCGAGTATCCTCTTTGTGGATCAAAATCTACCTCGATGTCAAAGAACATTACGTTTAACTTGGGAGCGTCCTTTCCGAGATAGTTTTCTTCAAGACATCTAAACACAGGATTTATGTCCTGTTCGTACAATGGCTTGTTTGATCTTATTTTTTGTTCCTTTATGAACTCTTTAAATGTTGATGTCTGTACCTTCTGTAGTTTTTCACCATATATTGATCTGTGTTTGCCTCTTGAATCGGGATAGTAAAAGATATATCTGGCATCATAGGAAACAAATTTTCTTTCTCCTTTTTGGTTACGCTCAACCACGTGTACTTTATCTTCGTCTCTTTTGTAATAAGCGTCAATATAACTCATATGTTACCACCAATAACTTGCGACTCCAAATCCATAGACATTTATTACTGAGAAATATCCAGTGATCATCATCACGAACGCGGCGTTTCTACGATAGGCCGCATAACATTGTGTTGTGGCACCTACAAAAAATCCCGGGTACACAATAGTCATGTCTGGATCCGATGCCGTGATCGCCAATGTCAAACTTGCTCCTACTGTAAAGATAAAACTTACAAGTTCGAAGTAGAATGCTATTCTATCTGATTCGTAACTACGAAGCCAAAACTTTTTAATGTTGTCATACACTAAATTTTACCTGCCGCGGTCAATATTGAATCCAATAGATCCATATCATCAGCAACTTTCCTGTACATATCTTTGTGTGCTATTGATATCGCCTTGTTGATCAAGGCCGGCTTTAGTTCTAGTTCTTCCGCTAGGGCCTTAACTGTGTCTTTTAGTCCGCCTCTAAGGTCATCGATTTCTCCCAATACCTGAGATCCTTCCTTGATAATCTGAATCAATTTTTGCTTTTCGGCGTCGTTAAAATTTCTTACCGACATTTTTTTCTCCTGTGTTTAGTTTATTCTTTATTATATACTAGTTTGCTTTTTAATTCAAATGATTTTATTATGATCAACGGCGTTATCAGTGTCACTAATATTGTGTAGAGTTTGTCAAGTTCGGTAGTTTGTAGGTATAAACCTAGAACTAGACTTACCAGTATACTCACGACCACCGCTATAGAATTTATATTTTTGTAGAAAATTATGTACAGAGTAGGAAAAACTACAGTCAATCTAATTGTTCCAAAAGTGGTTAACAATAACCAAAGATCAATTTTCAATTGAGTTATTACATAAATGCTGACAGCAAACACGAACAATATTATACTAGACAATCTTTTCTGATTTTTTTTGGTACCAAAATATTTTGCCAACATTGACCCAACACTGTGCATCACGCTGTCGATATTACTAGCAGACATAGATAAAAATGCGGTCACAAAGAAAAATATCAGTATTGTGTTTCCATTAGCAGAAATTGTATCTATAACAGAAAAGATCGGTTTGCTACTTTCAATACCAGAGTATTGCCATCCTGCGTAGACTAAAATCAATCCAAAACATCCTATCATATATAAGACACTAGCAAGAGCAAAAGATTTCAATATATTTTTTCCGTTTTTTTGTGCGAAGACACGTTGAAACATTCCATTATCTGTGAGTGCCGAACCTGTTATGATCAAAGCAATAGTTAAAAAAATGTTCAATAGATTTGAATTTAAAAAACTACCTATGTCGTGTAATAGTACGTCTTTGACGCTGGCCATATCAGAGGCCACTATCCATCCAACGACCAGACCTCCTAACATAATCAAAATCATTTGTAGGACATCTGTTCTCACCACTGCTTTAAATCCACCAAGTATAGTGTAGAATATTATCATTGCGAGGAATACCCCGGTAAGCACTGAATAATTTACAGCGGAGAAATACTCTGTGATGAATCCAAACGCAGTGAGGTTGGCAGTGGTATTGTACACAGCCGCCAAAAGATAAATGAAAATGAAAAGCAATAATACATTTTTATTTTTGGTTTTTTCTATGATCAAATCTTGGAGATTAAAAAATTTTCTAAAGTTTTTTTTCTTTGAAATGTACCAACCCAGGAGTCCTATTCCAAACATAGGAACGACTATGCCCAGTGTTACCCAAAAACCTCCCCACAAACCATACACAGGTTGCCACTTTATTATAAAAAAAGGAACATTGGCATAGAACCAAGTTGCGGCAACACTGAAAGCAACAGCAATCCAGTGAGCATTTCTGTTTCCTATAAAATACTGATCGTTGTCAATAAAGTTGTTGCGATAAAGACCAAAAAATATGCTGGCCGCCGCTATGAATATTATAGAATAATATGGTAAAAAATCCATTGTATATTATAACACAAAATCTGTTTTTGGTCTAATCTTTTTTCCATTCCAGGTGGTGGGTAGGCTGTCGACCTGTTTGGTTTTTTTTGGAATTTTGTAATTTTCTATCTTGTCTTTTAAAAATTGCCTTATATCAAGATTGGAAATTTTTTTTGGTGACACGATATTTGCCACGAGAATTTTATTTCCAGTGGAATTTTCTACAGTAATCACGCAATTTTCTATGTCGGGATGATCCATTAGTCTGTTTTCGATCTCAATAGGGCTAACATACTGACCATTAATCTTGGTGAGGTTATCTACACGTCCGCAGTACACCACATAATTTTGCGAGGTGATTCTTGCCAAATCGCGTGTTCTGACCCATCCATTTTCAAAAGTATTTGTGTTAGTATCATCTAAAAAATACGACTTGCCACCAAATGGAGATTTAACACAGAGTTCTCCGATTTGATCTAAATCCGAAACTGCATTATCTATTTTGATTTCAACACCAGGTAAAGGCTTGCCTATGGTTCCTACACCGCTGTCACTTTCATCGTTATAGAGATAGAAATGAAAGTTTTCACTTTGCCCTATCATGGCACAGATTCTTCTCTGGTACATTTTTTCAAATTTTTGTGCTGTGTCATTGTTGAGATAATCACCTCCAGATACGATTTTTTTGACTGGCGTCAAGTCTATATCAATTTTTTTGAGATTCATTAGGTATGCTATTGTGGGAACGATAAAGAAATAGGTAGGTTTATAGGCCTTGAACACTTGTTCAATCTTCTTGGGAGTTGCAGTCTCCGAGTGTAGTATAGCAGTGGCGCCCACGTATAGAGTAGAAAGCAGTGAAATTCCAAAGCCATATGTAAAACAAATTTTGGGTCCGCAGTAAAT